CCAACAAGAAACACTAACATCATTAGTTCCAGTATTACTTACAGCTATGTCTATTCTATCGTCAACCCCATCAAAATTAAGTGAATATGTGTTATCGAAGGCTGGAGGTGTTGGTGTTGGGCTTTTAGTCGCTCCGCTTGGTAATTTAAAAAAACCTTTTTTCTTATGTGGGTTGTATATTATCGGCATAATCTTAACTTATTGGCACTTCACAATAATTATAGTTTTGAGGAAAACGTAAACCTAGATTTAACGTTGCCCCACTTAATTCGTCTTCGAAGCGTTCTGTAAACATTTCAACGCTACCGCTTTTTATTAATTGTACTTTATTCCAATCAACATTGTTTAATGTTGTATTTAACTGCTCAAAGTAAGAAATTAAATCTATCAATATTTGTACGCAGTCGCTTTTAACTTCGTTTTCGTTGCTTTCGTCCTTCCTTACAATATCCATTACTAAAACTTGAAAGTTCCAAGTGAAATCTCCACTACCCATAGAGGCGGGTTGATCGTTAACCCACAATAACGGATAGTCGAAATTCGTTAGTTGGTCGTGTTGCACTACCTCCCAAAGATTACCATTCCCAAAAGTTTGTAGTTGCTTATGGGCTGAAGTAAAATCCTCCAATTGCTTTATAACTTGGTTGTAGCTTACTTTCATTTGTTTTCGTTATAGTCATCCCCTCCAACAATTGCCACTAGCCCCCACCTAAATAAATACTCGTTTGGTAGGCGGTTTTGTCAGGGTGCATATCTTTGCTTGTTTCGGTGTATTTAGGGAACAAATTATCGTATTCACAAAGATAATTAATTAATCTTTTATCGTAAAAATTCAGCTTTATTTTTCCAGTCATCTCTTAAAAACTGCAAAGCCTGGTAATCAATAGGTTGCGCGTTTTCGCTCGATTTTGTTGCAACACTTTTATTTCTGTATTTATATAACATTGATGTACTACACTCGTACATTGTCCATTGTAATAAACATTTAGCTATATAATCGTCTAATAAAGTTGTTTCGTCAGCGTTTAGAGTTCCCGCTACTATTTTACTTTGTAAATCTTCGTAAAAAGGAGTTCCTAAAATAGGGTGTAACCTCATATCCTGACTAACTTTAATTGAAGGTAATAGTAAACGTTGGTCTACGTTGTCGTCTATTAAAGTGTTATTCTTTAAATAAGCTTCTGATATAAATAAAACGTTTGCCATAATTATCTTTTTTTCCTTAATACTACCTGTTGCCAAATGTGTCTACAAAACGGTCTATGTAAATCGGTATTTGGTAAAGTATACCAACCACCTCTCTTTAAAAAAATATCGAGATTTGTTTGGTTAAAATCGTTTCTTAATAGTTTTAATTGGTCTAAAGTGTACATCCTTCCCGCTTGAGCAAAGGCTATCATTTTGACGGCAAAACCTTCTACTCTGTCCGCCCTTTAACGGTAACGCGTCTGGGCGTTCTATATACTTATAAGCTACAAATATTTCTTCGTCTGGTTTCTGTATACTATCAATTGCGTTCTGTGTCGGTTTGAAGTTAACATCTAACGCTCCAATATTTTGCAGTTCTTGTACTATGTCGTTAACATCGTCTAGGGATATTTCTAACGCTTTTCTAATTTCGTTATTTGGAAGGCTTGGGTTATCTATTAACATATCTAAAACCGCCTTTTCCATATCCGTTAACGCCCTTTCTAACGCAAACTTATGTTTGTTTAATAAATCACTTTCGAACCTTTCAGCGTCCTTTAAATTAGTTATTTCATTGTTAACACTTTCTAACACTTCAAAGTCTGCTTCATTAAAACCCGTTCGCTCTAATTGTGCGAAAATCATTTCGTCTAGTTGGTCGTCCATTTGAACACGTTGCCCCGCCTCTAAAGGTGGTAAGCCTACTTTTTCTCTTATTTCGTCCTGTGTCATTACGCCAACAACNACCGCCTCGCTTAATNNNNTTNNTANNGGCTCTATTTTCTGAATAAATAAACACTTTGGTAGACCGTTGAAATTAATTATTTCGTTGAATAGGTTGTTTAATAAGTCCTGTTCGGTGTCTATATGTAAGTTTTGGTATAGTTCCGCGCTTGTCCTTAATTCGTCTGCGTTGTTTCCTAATCCCGTTTGGTCTTTTATACCAAAAAGCATTGGCGATACTATTGAGTGAGCGGTAAATATCTCCTGTGTTATTTGGTTGTTTAAATTAATAAACCTTTCGTCCTGACCGTTTACAGGAATGGGTAATATTTGTGGGTGGTCTGACGCTTGGTCTGTAAAGCTTAAAAGCGGTTTTCCCGCGTTNTCCGTTCCCGTTGCGTAATCCTTAAATCTACGTTCAATGTCTGCCATTTCCTCGTCCGATGGTTGACCATTTGCAAACGATATAAGATAACCCGCAGATAGGTTATTTTTAATATTTTGTAAAGTGAAGTTACTTATTTCCGCGTCTGCTTCTAAGTATGGTATCGCTGCGATATAGTCGGGTAAAGGGTATTCGCCTAAGTCTGGGCGGTATTCCTTATAATAAATTAAGTAGTTTTTATCTTTGCTTACGCTTTCGTCAAATGGAAATAATTCCATCGTAGAAAAATCTTCGTTCTTTTCGGGGTTTCTAGCCTTCCAATCTGAAGTATAATAATAAGTATTTTCCTCAATTCCTACACGAATATAATTAAAGTCTATATGGTCGACACTAGCAATCTTACCAACTGAATTAACTCTAATTTGCATAGCAAAAACCACCAAAAACTTTTTTATCTTTAGTGATCTTAACAAGCAAATCGTTCATATTGCCGTCTTCGTTAGGCATCCGTAAGAAACCTTCTACTAACGCCTTTTGTTGGAAGTTTAATTTATTACCTTCAACCGCGAACCCCTTACCTACAATAAACTTTGTTTTAGCGTCTATAATAGTAGACTGTTTTGAACTCTCATTTAATAGCTTAACAAGGAAATCTCCGTAACAATTCTTATAAGGTCTTTCGCTCCCGTATTCGTACCAATCGCCTTTACGACTTTCTTTGAACTTTGGTAAGTCGTAGCCTTTAAAATTTATTGGAATTAATTTAACCATTTCTAACTAGGATTATATACATAATTGGTTACTCCCGCAACTGTGTGCGAAGTATAATTTGGGTTGTCGTTTACATTCATTAAACGCATTTTACCGCCCTCAACTAATCCCGTACTATTGGCGGGGTCTAAGTTGGTCGCGCTTAATTGTTCGTAAATATAATATTCATAATATCCACTTTTACCAAGTATTAAAGAACCGTTTAAAGCATCGTTAACACCTTCAGTAAAAGTAAATAAATTAAATCGTTTTTTGTGTGTTGAGGTATCAGAAATAATACAATAGTAATTCGATTTACTCGTGTCGTTTTTAAAGTGAAACAAGTAAACGGGGTTTGTTAGCGTTGTCTTTTCGTATAGTGTTACCGCAAACTCCGATGTTGTACTATTATTTAGATGTATCATTTTTTTTATTAGGTTTCGCTTTTTTACTTTCGAATACTTCAGCACCTAGTTTTTTTAATAACTCGGTATTTTCTTCAACTATCAGAACACTAAAACCTTTACCGTTCCAAGTTGACCCTATTAATTTTTTTATTAAACCCATATCTTTTTATTTTAAAAAAAAAAGGAGGCATTTTCACACCTCCCCCTTTTAACAACTATGAAGAAAGAACACTAACAAATTTGTTTTTATACTGATATTGTAAGACCCGCAACAACTGAAGCCGAAACCTCAAAAGGTGCTTGTGGCTCTTTAGCCATTAACTCAACATCAAAACCGTTTCTATCACCGTAAGCACTACCAGAGTTGGCAGCCATACTTTGACCCTCTGCGAAGTTTTGGAAACCTAACCCCCAATAAACTCCGTTGTTATCTTTACAAATAATTGCTAAACGACCTAGTATCATTATCTTGATCTCGTTTACTTTAGCAGCCGAAAATTTATTTATAGAGAAAGCAACAACGCCCTCGCTAAATCTAGTACCGTTTGCGGGGTCTATTGTAGTTGTAGCCGTTACNCTACCNACTTCTTTTTTTAATTCGTATTTTCTCCAAGTAGAACCACCGTCTGTTATTGCGGTAACTTCGCTAGAAGCTTCAGTATAGGCGGTAACTGCTGAACGTTCTATAATATATAACTCTTCAATACCTCCTACTGAGTCCGAACAATCACGGGCAAAACCCGAACTGAGATTACATACACTCATAATTTTTTAATTTTTAGGTAGTTAGCGTTTCAACTAACAATTATTTTTTATATTAAAAGGCGGTTTTTACACCGCCCTTATAATTCAGTTATTATACTAACGCAAATCTTACAATCTCGTCAGGGAAAGCAACGTTTACACCTGTTCTAAAAGCCATTGTTACCTTGTATATTCTATCGTTAGGGTCGTACCAACTTCTAACATCGTTAGCCTCTTCGTCTGGTAAATCAACACCAATATAGATATTTGACGCTCTCATTAAATAAATGTTGTTGTTAGACTGTGTTAATCCAGGATCAGAAACAACTTCGATATTTGGAAAACCAATTAACGGCATTGACTGTGTCTGTCCTTCTGAAACATAATGAAAATAATTTCCATCCGCTAACGCTCTTTGATATGACAAGAATTGAGCAGGAGCAACAAACAATTTTAAATCGTCTGCACCCGCAATCGCTTCAGGTATTAATTCAGCCATTCCCAAAAGAATACCGATAATATTTCCTGAAGTATATCCCGTACCTGTTGTGATAGCCGTTGGGTTACCATCTACGGCAGTACCCGCAGCAAGTATTAATTTGTCTAGTCCGTCAAATTTGTTAAGGTTTGCACTACCTGAAGCGGTGTTACCTTGCCAATACGCTTTACCTAGTGCATCCTGTACTTTAGCAATTTTTTGTGCAAAATAAAGCTCTGCGAAAGGAATTTCTTCTTTTTCAGCAGTTAAACCTTGCTTTAACATAACTGCCGTATATTTAGCTGCTAAGTCAGTCATACACAAATCCTCGTGTACTGCAACCGCTCCAGGTGAAATTGTTCTTTGTGTTAGGGTAGTTGTACCACTAGCACTTCTAGAACAACCGTCCGCCTGAAATACTACGTCAGTCTCAAGTATATTAATTGTTGTATCTCCTTTTACTCCTGGTTGGATTTGGGCGTATTTTGCTAATTGCCCCTGTGCAACAGACTCTACTATAATCTCCATTGCGTTTTGTTCTGTGTACGCACTAAGCGAACTTAC